TTTACCCGTCCACTGAATGCCATCCGCACTTTGCTTCCAACCTTTATTGACATATCTTCCTCCACTACTCTTCCGGCAATAACACTAACTGCCTCTCATTTTGTTTCCTACTTAATCCTTTGCCTTTACCAACACCTATATTTTTCTCTACTGAACTTCCACAGGAAGGTTTCAACACCCTCCCAGCAGTCATTACAAGATTCTCTTCTAATCCAAAATCCGCGATTATTCTAGTCGGTCTCTTGGTCAATGGAAATACGCGCTTGATTTTTGCTTCCATATATTTCTGGAGGAAAAATCCTTTTGTTTTCATTTCTTCCATCTGATAATCTGGAACACTTACGACAACCGGCCATCCGGCCTCATACACATAGAACAAATCCTTCTTCCTCATGAGATTATACCCTTAATCTTTGCTGGAATACCCTCAATCGCTGATGCCATCACATCGTTTATATCCAAATCTTTTTCCCTGCATGCATCTTTTATCTTCTCCATGATGGACATCATTCTGCTATTCATCACAATGTACAAATGCTCCTTGCCTCCATATGTAAACACCATAAAACTATGGGGCAAATCACTTCCATATTTCCGGAATAACTTATTCAGAATAGAACCCAGTGCATCTACGCTTTTGGCCTTCTTCGCACCCCTTCTGAATTCTTTGGCCATGGTCTTGCTGACACCGGACTTTACCAAGGACTCCTCAACACCCTTGGTCAACTTTTTCCATGCGTCCGAACTTGTATACCCGAATAAATGCTGAAGCTGTTCATCCCCATACTTTTTCAGCATCTCCTTGTACATTTTCTGGAACTTTTCTGGATTCTGCTTTCCCCGGAGAACATTCTTGCGTACGGTCAAAAACTGTCTTAAATCGGGATCGGCAAACTTTTCATGCAACAAAATATTACATGGTATCTTTTCCCGTCCTAAGACAACCGCACCTGACCACCTGTTTTCCCCATCGATGATCACAAAATTCTTACCCCCGGCTTTAGGTGCAATCTGTATGGGATCTATCATCCCCGTCTCTTCCATCTCTTGTACAAGCCTGTTGAAAGAATCATCATCCATCTCATTTGAGTTCCAATTGTTAGGCTCGATAAGACTCACAGGAACATCATAGGTGGGTAAATCCTCTGATAATTCTACACCAAGTTTTTTTAAGGATTCGTTATCCATTTTAAAATACTATTTCCCTGCGAGGTTCATGCATCCTTTTCAACACAACTTCCGGGCCATTGCAAAGATCTATCCACCCCAGATTATCCAACATGCACCGTAAATCATAGATTGTTGGCAAACCCTTTCTGGACTGCCCCAGTTCAAACAACGTGCCCTTATGCCCCCATGGTTTCAACCAGTTCGAATGCTCCTCCAGCACGTCAAGAAACACCCTCAGATCAAATTCATCCCCAAGTCCCTCTGCCACTTTGTAAACGGTATTCATAAAAGCTGATCTGTTTTTGTCTACAGAATAATACTGATAGCCAACGTCTATTTCCATCACAATCTCTTTCCACACTCTATCAGATATTGTATCCATGGAAAATTTAGCCTTCAGTCCTCCGACACAAGAAGAGACTGCATCCACAGCATCGTCATAATTTTTTGCAACTCGCAAAGCCATACCCACTGCCTCATCTTCGTCCTTGTAACAATACGGATAAGGTCCTAATATTTTCATTATCCATTCTTTCTGCGGGAATATCCCTACCTGTCCCAAGAACAATCGTTCTACCTCCTCATTCAAGATTAACTCATTATCAGCGAACGACACAAACATGTGTGCCCTCGCAACTTCCTTCCTGAACAAATCCAGAGACAAACCACCTTCCATTCTGGAAACAAATGACTCATCACTGGCTGGCAACTTCTGTTTCATTCTGGATGCCGGAACTGTAGAAAGTGCCACCACATTAATGCCAGACACATACAGATTCCTGTAAACAGCAAAAATTTCCTTTAGGTTCTCAACTGCCAGATGCCCCCCGCAAAACGCCGTGATTTTTTCCTGTTTTTTAACATCCACAGCAAGCTTGTTCAGCAAACTCACATCATGTCCTAATGGCCAAACAAACGATTGCTGCATAAAAGTTTTCAGACTTACAGAACTAAACTGAGACCTTAAGGCTTTTCGCACCATGTCCTTATGCAATTTGGATATAAGCCCCGTTCTACATCCAATGTAATTCATCATTCTGTCCAATGACAAATCTTCCGACTCAACAATCCACCCAGAATCCCTCACAAACACCGGCACAGGCTCCTTTTTCGGATCTGACAACAATCTCTGTGCATACAGGCCAAATCCTTTCAAATTTGTAATCACGGCATCTATAACATGCCTACCCCCCTGTCTGGAAAAATGTCTTGCCAGCTCAAATGGAGAATATCCCAGATAATCATTTAATCCAGCATTGCGAGTAGTCTCCATATGTACATAGTGGAGCCTGTCATGACCCCTCAGGCCCTCTTTTACCCATGGAGGTACAATCATATACCAGTATGCGTGCTCACCTCTGGAGGCCAAATACTCACCCAGAGCAAACAACTCATGGTAATCTCTATTATTAGCTACAGAAACATAAGATATTGCTGGAATTACAAGTATCCTACGCATCTTTTACGCCATTAAAACCAACCTGTCCTTGAGCATCAGAAAATCCCAGAACTCATTGGCTATCTGCTTTTCGGCTGTGGTCAATTTTTTTGAACGCGCTGTCTCAATGTCTTCAAAAAACATATTCAACATCTGCTTCTTCTGCTCAGGCTCTCTTTTACTGACAGGCTCAATGGTTGTCTGCCGTTTCGCCTTTTGTTTTTTAATATGCTTGACTTCTTTCTTTATCGTCTTTTCTTTTACTTTTGTGCCACCAGATTTGCGAGCCTCTTTTTTTCCCCTTCGCAAAACTTTCTGCTGATCGTTTTTCGGCAATGTTGCCAAAGAAGACGCCGCACCTAAACCCATTTCTCCGCATTTTATCGAATTCTGTATTTCAGGACTCAACCTTAAAAGCGAAAGATGTTTGTTTATCCATGACTGGCTCTTCCCTGTAACCTTCGCAAGATCAGACTGCTTTGTGATGCCCATATCTTTCTGTATCTCCACCAGATACGCAGCCGTCTCCATTGGGTTAACATCCCGTCTATGAACATTTTCAATAAGACGCTTCATGGATATATTTGTGTTTGTTGTTTTGATAATCTTTGCCTCAATGCGATTCTTTCCTAGTCCTTTTACAGCCATTAGCCTGCTAAGGCCAAAAATCAATTTATAATACTTACCACCCTTGGGATCTTTTAACCCTATCGACTGGAGCAACCCATCCTTGGAAATTGACTTTTGAAGATCTTTTATACCCTCCTGATCCTCTGGCGTAAAATGCTTTAGAGACAATTCATCCACAAAAAGTTCTTCCTTGTCCGGAAAACCCGCTGCCTGTCTCGCATCAAGATGCTTTCTCTCTACAATAATTTTGTTCAACGAAATTTGCGACATAACCTCCTCCTCTCAACCTCTGTTATTTTGTCTTTATTTTTTCCAAGAGCTTAGAGTTATGAATTACCTTCCCAGTCTCTTTGTCTACAGCGATTATTTTGGCATCTAGTATCGCCCCGATCTTGTTCAGGTACTGCCCCATCAGACTTCTATCGTTTCGTTTCTGGAACATGTTTGTGGCAACAAAATCCTGACATACCATGCTGATGCAATGCCCCGGTTTTTCAGATTCAAGCATAACAGACGCCATCTGTATTGCGTTTTCTACAATCTCAAGCTGATCCGGCGCGAGCCTGAATGTCTTGTTCTTCATGGGTTCAATCTGATCGTCTCCTCCGCTCTTCTTCTGGATTGTGCCCCTTACTTTATTATTCAGATCCATAACACTCATGTCTTTCGCTTTATTAATCCAGCTAAGAATATTACCTTTATTGAGTATTTTTTCCCGTTTAAGCCTTGCCAAACATGCTGCCTTTGTCCATCCCAGAGCTTTTAACTGATCCAAAATCTCATTCTCAATCTCAAGCTCATTAACAAAAGTGTTATACATGTCTACCAGCCAGTTACCTGTGCGCTCCGTCATCCTTACTTCAACCCTCATGTACTGCTCGAAATTGTTATACCCCCAACGGTTATAAACTGTTTCATCACGTACCTTGAAAAGCCTCTCCGCCAGATCCCATCTGGACCTTTCAACCTGATCCCTCGCTTCCAGAACCTTAAGCCTTAACTCCTTCCGGAATGTTGTTTTTTCAATAGGAACAACATCAAGCTTCTCTTTCGATACTTTGTCCTTTTTTTCCTTGTCCTTCTTCGGTTTTACAATTCTGCCACGCTTCGGCTTCTCTTTGGCCTCCGGAGCTGGTGGTTTCCTCGGGTCTTTAATTTCATGAGACATTGCCATTTTTGTTTCTCCTTTTTCTACGATTTTTTTGCATTTGTTGTCTCTGCCATACAGACAGCAATAGCCAACGCACTCCACGCATGAGTTTTTACCCCGTACAGAGGTCCGGGATTGGACTTTACGCCTACAACAGGAGTCCTACCCCCTCCTGTAGCAGGGAATCTGTCCATTACTGCCCTACGGATTTCAGCATCAGAAACCTTACGCCTCTTCCCCGTGTCTGGATCTACATACGTCTTGCATCCGCATAAAATTATTTTCACGTCCCCTCTTCCCATAAGCTTTGCTGACTGTCCAGTCTTCTGAAACCATGCCTCCTCAAGACGGCCTATTTCTTTGCAAGTTTCAAATACAGATTTTCCCACTGCCAATCCCATTGGCTCTATGTCTTCAATCACAAGAACATCTGCATCGAAGTAATATATCTCTTCCTGTGCTTTTTTTGCACGAACCGTTTCTCTAACCATAAGCGTAGGCAATACATCTGCAAATTCAACACACTTCTTTTTGTCATCATAGAAAACGATTCCACACTCTTCTGGACCCGGATCAATAGCCAGTATTTTCATAACTGTGTACTCCAGAACTCAAAATTCTTTTCAGTCGCAGCCTTGCCCTCCAATACAGCATCTATCTGATCTTCGCTGGCAACTACCATAACGCATTTATTGTATGCACCCACGGCCTCAGGCATCTTTATCCTGCTTCCAAACGCCCTTTGCATCAGCACGCGATCCCCTTGCTTTAACATATGCACCTTGTCTCCAACTGCCAACACCGTCCCTGTTCTCCACTTCATTTCTTGTTCAGCAGTCGCACCCGGAACTATCAGTTTTCCCTTCTGACCAAAAGCAGGTAATTCATCCCACAAAACAATCAGTACATCCTGCCGTGGAACCCTCAGTTTTCCCATAAGTTCAAGTTCTACATCCATACGACGTGGCATTTTTTCTCCTTTCTTATTCTCCAAAACATATATCAACCAACTGACAATCCAACGCTCGTGGGCAATCCTTTGTAACACACGTTCTGTCCGGAACCTTACCCCCATTTAATGCATTCCTGAGTTCTTCTACAGGACGCCTGACATACATATCAAACCCCTTCACATTAAACGGCACATCAACAGGTCGAATGAAGTTCGAGTAATCCCCCCATGGAGATTTATTCATATACCATACAGCACCCAGTTCATCCCCGCACGCTTCTTGATATATCCACACCTGAATATCATGGCCTTTTCGCAATGTGTTTCTAGCCGAAAATCTATTGGCCCCATGTGATTTAAGATCTACCATACGTCTTTTATAACCCATGGCAGCATACCATCCATCTGGATGCCCTGATATGCCAAGTTCATCATTTACTACTTGCCACTCCTTGAATGTGATAAATCCATCTTCACCACTTCCATCAGGAAATCCCCTGCCTCCACAACTCGGACATTCTCTGGGCATCACTGCCAGCTTACCAGAACTTTTCTTCCTTACCGGAGCCTCTGATAAGCCTGCTGCATCAGTATCCCATCCGCACCTGATACATCTCCATGCACCTTGCCATAATCCCATCGGCCCATAATACCAGTCCCTGTACAGGCGATGGAACATATGCCCAATGTCAAATGTTATCTGCAACATAGGATGCACTTTGTCTATTCGGACTATCTCATACCTTGCTGCTAATGCCTCTTCTCTAGGACACAGATTATACAAGCCACTCGCCCTGACATAATCATCAGGCTTCATGGGCAATATTTCTTTGCCCCCGTACCGAACCGCATCTACATGCTCGAACAAAGCAGCTCCCGGTTCTGCTCCTATTCCACCCTTGACTTCTCTTATTATGTCAACCAATCCCATTGTGCATCTCGTTTCCTAAGAATTTTTCACCAAGCCATTTTGCAAGATAGTCAGCAATAGACTTCGCAGTTATACTTCGTCCATCTTCTCTGTTTACTGTCCCTGCCGGAATAAACTGCTGCCCCTGATATTTTTCCACAAATTTAGAAAGCGGTACTCCATATTGAAGTCCTAACGAAATTGCAATCATCGCCATATCATATGCTCCATGCAATTCATCGCCAGCCTTTCCAATGGTTATAAACATCTCTCCCGGATCGCCGTCTTTGTACATCCCTACATTCACGTAACCATCAACATCCTCAGGCACTTCTTCACCAGCCGGTATCAGTCTCTTATTAGGCTCAATGGTAAATTTATGCGTTATGGATTCACGCTCATCAGGCAAATATCTACGTATAGGCTCAATGACCACACCAAGCTGCTTCTCCACGTACTCCTCAATATCCGTTGGCTGTTCTCTCATGATCCCTCACTTTATATAAGGCAGATCAATGCCGTAGTACTTTTTAATTGCTGGTTTTATCCTCTTAATCCTTGGAGGATTCTTTCCGCCGCTCTTAAGATATTGTTTGCTCTTGAATCCCCAATCAGCCGTAGAACTCTGATTTAGTTTTTTCCAGAGAATGTCCAAAATGTCACTCTCATGTTTTTCTTCAACAGGGAAATATCCAGAAATTCCGGGTATCGATCCCTCCACATATGCGGCCAATCCTTTCTTGTACGCATCTTTCCACACCTTCTTAAACAGACTGAACGCACCCCCGGGTAAGTTCTGATACAAATTGAAAAAGATTGCAGCAAAAGGTGAGTCAAGCATTGAATTAGGCACAATGCTTCGTATTGTACCCCCGGCACTTTTTAATGGACTTCGTTGAATATCCAACTCTGACCTGAACTCATGCTTTGCATACGTAGTTTGCACATCCCATACCTGAGGGTCCTGCCCTACTTCTGCGAACTCCCTGCATAATGAACGAGCATGGTATTTCTGATCCTTCACAGAAGAATACAATCCTCTTCCCATACATGTATCCACCATCAAATCTCTTTCTTTCTTAATACGAGGATTTAATGCCCGAACACCTCTGTACATAAACTTGCCACCATGGATTGAAAACCCATACCTACGAAATAGCTGTTGCTTGTCCACCTGTTCAAACATGGCCTCAAACAAACTCATGCCAATTTCTTCACCATTCTCCACTCTCTCTACACTCTTGAAAAACTCAAGTAACCTTTGGAGCCTGCCACTCTTGAACGTCCATTGAAAAGTTCCCCATGTTACTCCCGTTTCATCGTACATTACAGTAGTGTCCGGCTCGCCTTCGCTGTCAGCAACCACCCCTAGTATCTTGCTCCACGGCCCCCACGGTTTTGGTATCTCATATTTTACCTTGCCCCTCCAACGGGGTCCTCCCATGTCAAGATACTTAACCCATGAAGGATTAATCTTCGTAGTAGTCATCTTGATTGTCCTTTCTATTTGCCTTCTGCCTATCGAATTTTTCCTTTATCACCATCTGCGGAAATTCATCAGAATCTTCTGGATGAGGCCATATCAGGATAACAAGTCCCTTCGACATATCCATTTTTACCTCTGCCGGAAAACGTAAATTTCCAACCAGATATGAATCTCCATGTCTGTCCCGCTTCCACCTCAGGTCTACACTTATCTGAGAACTCATAAATTACCTCCTCAATCGAATTCTATACCAGTGACTATCTTGTATACTTCTTCGTATACTTCGCCATCGTTAAAGATTGTGTTGTTCTCCTCCCCGAGAACATCTACATTCCTGATTTTTGTTTCAACTGCGTCTATCCATTTTCTGACATCTTCCTCGCATGGCCACATTCTGTAATAACCCCAACCACTGAATACACCCACAACCCAGTCCTTCATATCATCTGGAATGCTCCCATGTGTCCACACATTAATAGCCATGTTCATCGCATATCCACGCATCTCCAGATTCGCCCTTGTTATCGATGGAATTGGAGCCACAAAAACCAAGAACAGCAGACAGCATAACCACAATGGACTGAACCATATTGCCAACAACGAAAACAATGAAAACACGGCAAACACTTGAGGTAGTAAGTACAGAATTTCAAACAGAACAACATAAGTATTCCTGTCCACAAGATGAACCAACTCATGTGCCAGTATCTTCGCTGCCCTTCTTTTTTTGTTTTCAACAAACTGCCTACTCGGAAACCATACGGTGTTTCCAAACGTAGATGTGTATTCTGTCATGTACCGATGATTGAAAAATAGCAAAAATCCAATGATACGTTGGAAAATACTTTCATTCTTAAATTTAATTCTGAAATCAGGGATCATTTGCTTCGTAAGCGAATAAATAGCTTCAAACAAATCATCCCCATCCGCCGACATCCATGCCTCCTGACCGTTAGACATCTTTGTTCTCTCCCTCGTCTTTTTTGTATTTGCGTTTTCTCTTTCTTGTTACCGTCTGCATTTCTCCGATGAGTCTGTCTATAACCCTTCTGCATACCTTGCACAACATGGGGTATTCAACAATGGATTCCATGTCTTCATGCTGATCGCTAAAATTGAAAACCTTCACACCGGGATAAATATCTGACTCCAAAACCGAACTATCATCCCGGGAAAGGGCTTTTCCTTCCGCATCTACAATTCTACTGCTTATTACCACCCCGCACCTGTCACAAACATCCTCCACTTGCTTTACTTCTCTCCTACCCATCTCTTGCTCCTTTCTTAAAAACTCCCCTCTTTTGTAACTCACGCTTCCATATTTCACGGTCATAGTCGTATTCGATCTTCCCATCTTTCTCGACAATTCTAGGTCCGAATTTTTCCGCATAGTTGTATCTCAATGCAATACGCACAGTGCTGTACAGGCGTCTTAATAACAAATGAATACCAACCCATGCATTGCTGTCCGCATATTTTTCTTCCGTCTCCGGAGCATGTGCATGATCAAATATTTTTCCATACAGGACAACCATCGCACTGCCAATACCAATCTGCCTCAATAGCCCAACTGAATCAATTATCTTTTTGTCAAACGCCCGGACATTCTTTCTGTTTGCATTCTGCAATCCCCACCTTACCTCATTGGTTACAAACTCTCTTGGCTCTCCATTGTGAAGATATACACGCAACACCGGTCTTGTTTCATACTTCGAATCTTCAAGAGATGAACCCTGTCTCGCACTCCATGTGCAAATCGCCTCAGTCTCTTTGTCCAAAGCCTTCTTCTGAATAGCATTCAGCTTTTCCATCTGCTGATCAAATTGCTTATATATAAACTTGTCTATCAGCATTCGCCTATTAGCTTACCGAAAATATCTGCCGGGATTACCACCCAGTCTTGATACACTGTCATATACTCAGGAATGTTTGTAAACCTCAAGTGCATCATCGGTTTCTTGTTCTGCTGCCTTGCTTCTACGTATATTTTATTCAACCATTCGAGTTTCAGACCTATCGACCTGCCTGCTGTTTGCTTTGATTCTTGCTGCCAGTCCTCACTAGATGCATCCGATTTTAAGCCTGCGATGGCTCCGCTTCCAACATGACGTCTACCCCCTATCAGCCTTGCCCCATCCTCCTCCTGCTCTATCACGCGCCTGCGAGCCTTTTTGGCAGAATCAATACCAAACATAAACGGCTTACCCCTAATCGTCTTCTCCTTCTTCATTTCCTACACCCATCTTCATAGCCAACATAGTAACTTTTATTTTTTCATACTCATCAGGGTTATCAGCAAAATATCGAACCAAGCTGGAAATCCCCCTGTAGCTTTCTCCCCCATATTCATACATCTGCTGACTTGGCTTATCTATTAAAGCCATTTCCACGGCCTTCTTTATTACTGCTTCATGCTCAAGAATATCACCGATTTTCCAGACCTGAGTTTCCTGCAAACTCATTCTGTATTCACCACGGCCTCCATCGACACCCACCTTGTTTTTCTTAACAACATACTTGAAGTCCTTGAACATAGGCTCATTGGTCTCCTTATCAATATGCTGTTTTCCGGGTCGCATCTCCATTTCGATAGTGGTAGAAAAACCCTGCCCCTTCCCTCCGGGAAGCACTTCAGGGCTACCAAAAAATACACCTATCTTTTCCCTGTATTGATTGACTAACCACAATGTAGGAGTCGTACCAAACTTATTCTCGCAGGTATTCATCATGGAAACTATTTTACGCAGAAACTTATTGTTCATCCGTGCTCCCACGCCCTGCAACTCCTGTGTCATTGACGACTCTATTTCCTTTGCTGGGGACATAGCCGCAAGTGAATCTATGTTTATTAGTCTCACAGCCCCACTGTTCAACATTGCAATCGCAATATCATACGCCTGCTCTCCAAAGTCCGGACGCAACAAAATCACCTTTTCTGGACGCACTCCATTCCTCTTCGCCCATGACGGAAGCCAAACATGTTCTGCATCAACCCACAAAGTGATAAGGTTCTTTGGTTTTCCGCACGGACAATTCTTTATAACAAGCGTCTCAACTTTCCTTCTTTTTCCTGTTTTGAGATCAGGTAGCTCAATTACTCCCCTCTCAAACTCCCCCGGCTGATAACAATTGGCACACAACATCTGAGCTGCCGCCGTTGCTCTCATTAACAATGTTGTTTTGCCTCCGGCAGCAGGACCGTATGCCATCGATACCCTGCCCATTGGTAAGCCCCCTCCCGTGGCCATATCCATGCCAAAAATACCTGTACCAGCCCGGGGAACAATCGTTGCATCAGCACCCTCCGCACTATGCAATGGACTATGACCGTATTCCTTTATTGCCCCCTGTACCACTGCGGTTAATGCACCCCACTCATCTTCTTGGCCTTTATCTTTCTTCTTCGTACCCTTGGTTTTTTCTTCTGCTTTTTTTCTGGGCATTTTATCCCTCCGACATATCCACGGAAGTTGATTTCCCGTTGCCCTTGACCTCATTGACAACCACTTTTATTCTCTCTTCACATATTTTCTCACAATAATCCAAAGCGTCCTCAAGCTCTTCTTTGTAACAAGGCACCTCACACCAGACTCTAACCTTTATATTGTCATACCCCCCAATGCTCATGGTTAAACCACGCTCTTGTCCAGCACATGCCGGTGTCGTATCGAAGGTTCTTACCGGCAACAATTCCTGTTCAACAGCACCACTCCTCTCGTGTAGGTTCTTAAACTGCTTATCCACAAAAATAATACCGTTTTTTTTAATTCTTTTTTTCCTTGTCTTCTTTGTCTTCTTTTTTGCTGTGCTCTTTTTAGTCTCTTCACTTTTCATTTGCTGTTTTCCTTTGGGTACATACCCTCTTTTTGGTAAAATCGTTTTCTTGATCTCCACAACTTCTCAAACCGGGGAATCTCACTATCTATAAAATCTGTAACTATCGGCTGCTTCTTTCCTTCTTCATCCCGCATAATCCGACCTACGGCCTGCTCTACATCAGCCATAGGAGTTACCAGAAACAATGTATCTAACCGGGGAATATCCAGTGCCTCTTTCGCCATGTGATAAGTACAAAACAGAACATCCGCCTTCTCAGCCTCTTTTAATTCCTGCTTAGTCCTCCCTCCCACATAATAATCAGTTACACATTCCTTGGGCTTTTTCAGATCAAACATCACTTTCAATGTATCCAGATGTTTTCTCCTTTCGCTTAATACGATGATCTTGCGATCATGCCCAGATGCTTTATGCAGCTCATTGACGATCAACCTGTTACGGCTTTTCATCGCACACAAATACCTAATCTGGATCTCCTTCGAATGTTCATTAGGATTAAATCTCGGCGTTACGGTAAATTTTGTTTTTGTAAATATCCGTCTCAGTTTTGGCTCTACTCTTTTTGCCCGAAACCTGTGTATGATCTTTCCAATATGCCAGAAGAAAACATTCTCTGTTCGATCTTTCCGCTTAGGGGTTGCTGATAAACCGCACCTGTACCGAGCAGTAAACCGAGGCACGACTCTACACCATGTGGGCGAAGATATTCGGTGTACCTCATCACTGATAACCAACCCGAAATATTTCCACATATCCTTTGGGTACTTATCCTTGCGCTTTGCCAAAGACTGAATCATGGCAATCGAAATATCATAATCATCTCCATATTCACACCTGTCCTGCTGAATAATTCCAACACGAGCCTCAGGCGCAAATTGTTTTATCCTCTCTTTCCACTGATCTACCAGAAATGATTTTTGAACAACGACTACACACTTACGTTTCATTCTCAGCCATAAGGCAATTCCCATTACTGTCTTTCCAGTTCCGGGAGGTGCCATTATAACGCCACCCAAGCCTCCCCTTTTATAATCTTCGTAACAAGTGCTTACAGCAGCTTCTTGTTCAGGTCGCAATTCCCCTGCGAAGACCACCCCATCTTTTACAGCATCCCCCGTGGCCATCTTGTCCACAATCTCATATTCTCGCGTCTTTGATTGATCAAAGAATCCACGGGGGATACCTATTCTGCCGCCTTCGATTTGATACAAGCGTATCGGAGGAATTATATCGTCCTGATGTTCACTCGTTCGCCGTGGCTGTACTGTCAGTTTTCGCTGTAATCGTGGAAGTTTTTCTTCCGGATATTCATTAAGAGATAGCCATGCCCAATCTGATAGCTCCACTTTCATATTGGTTCAATCCAAAACTATTTATATGTTGCTTCACGTTCTCACACATACGGTACATCATCATCTCCGCCCTCATCCTTGCCCGAGGATGAGGATGAACCTGAATTACTGTCATCCATCCCAACACCCAAAGCCCTCATCTCATCAAACCCGATAGGCTCCAAGATCTTCTTGTACTCAAACGGCTCCGGCGAATATCTCTTGCCATCAAGCCTAGATGTGTATTTGAATTCATCCGAATTGATGTCCACATATCCCTTGAAAGCAAACATGTTTCCAATATTCGGTGCTTTTCCTGACGTCCTGCTGACAGTGAACTTTGCATTCACCAAAGTCTCGTACTCACGCTTGAGCTGCTTTACCAGCTTGAGGCTTTCCATTTTCAAAGGATAAAGATACGGCAGGTTCTTTATCTCTTTACCATCATCCCCTACGAACCCTGTGGTATCCAGCACAGTGAGAAAACCCACAAAGTATCGTTTGACGTTCGACATGCACAAAGGACACCTCGGATCATCCTCCATGCCCCTGCGACATGTAAACCAGTTGTCCTTCCATGTTCCGTTTATCCGGGGATTGTGTTCTGTAATGCAGAATGGTTCATCATCAAGGAATATTAAATCCCTCGATGTGTCATTCTTCATGTAGAACCTACGCTGTTTTTTGGTTGCTTCTCTTTTGGCTCGCTCGATATGCTCGCCTTCAAAACCTACATCCCACCATTCTCCAGACATTTCTCTTGCTCCTTTCCTTGTTTACTTGCTTCTTTTCTTTACTTGTTTACGTTCTTTTTCTGGGAACTTTCCCAACAGACGTCATAATACATACGTCATGTTTTTCCTGTCAAGACCAAAATTTCCGCACCCCCAATCGCTTGAAATACTTCCTCTTTAGAAGCATCCCCCGGATCAAGACCTTCCGGCAGTTGAGCATCCAGAATCGGCACAGCCATCTCCGCTCTCCTGCCTATCTCTGTCACACAATCCCTGCCTGCTTTATCCGCATCCATCAAAGTGATTAACCTACCCCCCTCAGGAACAAGTTTGATCATTTTGTCCACCTGTTCCTGACTTGGGTACGAACCCATAACACCAACAACATTCAGACCATACTGCCAGACATTCAAAACATCCATCGGCCCTTCAACCACAACCAAGTCATTACTCTTTCTATATGGATCATCATGCACTCGTTTTGCAAAGAGTTCTCCATAGAGGAAGAACCTCTTTGTAGGTCCTATAAAATCCTCCTCCCTGTTGTGATCTATAAATGGGAAAAACCTTTTATGCTTTCTGTCGAATACATAATTTGTATACTTAATCTGAGACTTATTGGTAGTGTCCCTTCCGATTAAAACAGCAAGCCTCCCTTCCATATCCCGGACAATGAACATAGCCCTTTTGTTGGGCTTATCTACTCCCAGCTCCCACGCCTTCGCAGTATCCAGAAGTATTCCCCTGTGTTTTAAGTAAGCGGACAGCAATCCAGTGAATGGCTCAATATATTGATCTTCAAAAAAAACAGGCTCTTCCTTTTTCCTCATTGTATTCCGGAACGCAGCAATATTTGTAGCCGGAACATTTATCCAGTCTCTATCCACTTTTTTCGGTTGCCACTCCGGAACCAGATCATCAAATCCATTGTTTATAGCAAGCCTTTCAAGCGTGCCACTCGAATGACATCCAAAACAATGATATGGACTTACATCATTCGGATCATCTGATATTGCCGCACCGAAAGACGACCTTCTATCCCCCCTGTAATGGTTTTCAGAAAAAGGACAAGATGCACTTATTTCTTTTCCGCTGCTTCTTATCTTTCGGCAACCCAGACGCTCAAGTAAGTCTCTAGCATTTCTTTCGTCCATCGCACTTCACTTATTAAAGTTACAAAAGCAGATCGTTGTCATCATCGCCATCATGTCCAGAAGGATCGTCATCGTCATCTCCTTCTTCATCATCTGACACTCCAGTTCCATATGTCTGTTCTTCAAAGTCCATATTGTCAAAATCCCAATTCGAGAAAAAGTCTATAGGTTCTCCCTCTCGTATTTTCATCGGCTTGAATCCCATTGTCTTGTCGCCACGCATATCATCCTGTTGGTACAAGGCTATAAGCAGGTCGGCATTCCAGCCGATTGTATCAGAGAGAGCCACATTTTCTGCAATAAGAGCAGACCTCGATGCTCCTGCCAGCCTATTGAATTGCTGACTCACCACTATTGGAATATTTTTCTGCTTTGCTATCTTCTTCAAATCATCAGCCGTATTGGACACCCTCTCATACCGCGAAAGCCCCTCATTAGTTACAAGATACATCCCGTCTACAAACAAAATATCCGGGCGCACCTCATCCAATGTAGCTTCGATCTCTGCCATATCCACCTTTACCTCGTCCCCCATTATATAAAAGCCTTCTTCGTTTTCGATTTCCCTTACTCGCTTTTTGAATACCTTTTCCTGAAAATCTCCAAGCTGACCTTTTCGTAACGACTTATATGGCATTTTCAAATGGATAGAATAGAATCTGGTTGCAAGCTTCAGCCGGGACATCTCAGTCCCAACGAACAATACCTTCTTCCCGTTCATCCATGCTTCCCTAGCAAGAAGGAGCATCAAAAAGCTCTTACCAGTACCCAGTCTGCCAACAAACACAACCAAATCTCCGGGCCAAAATCCCAGTGTCATTTCGTTCATGGTCGGCCATGGAGTTAATATGCCTCGTTCCCCGTTCTTTATCCTATCGTACAAATCCAGAACTTCTGATCCAACCTTCAGCAAACTGCCGACCTTACCGCCTCCCATGTTCTTCTGGTATATGCCACGCAATGACCTTTGCACTTCTTCCAGTGCTTCATATGGCTTGCCCACCTTCAGATTCACGCCCATCTTGTCATGGGCTTCTGTAAGATGCTCCCACAAGTGTCGCTTCTTCACCTCCTTGGTCAGCATCTCCAAGGAATCTTTAGGCTCGTTTAATTTTATTTTTGTTTTAATCAGAAGGAACTCTGTGGAAGGAAACTCTCCAAATTCAGTCACATGTTTTTCTATGAACGCAAAAACATGTTTCGGTAACCGCTTCAAATAGTCTGACGTCACACCTTCCTTCTTGGCATATAGGAAGCCTTGGTTGCCTTCGCGCACCAACGCACTGATGTACGATAAATCCAGATCCATATGTCTTTCTCTTTTCTGTTACCTGACCAATCTCAACACAGGAGCTGACTCTTCTATGTCATCCAAAGCCAGAGACGAAATCTCGTCTTTATATAAAAAGTCTTTGCCCGTTCTGAGAAGGTTCTTTACACACGACAAATGATAACCTGCAAACAATTCCCAGTCTTCAGCCTCAGTCCAGAATTTAGCATCCGACCCATCGGTCTTTCCCTTTGTCACAACTTCTGCTACCAGCCTTATAGCCTTTTGATGTGGTTCAATCTTTTTATTACACAAATCGCATTTCACTGTCGCCCTCGCTACCTATAAATTTTTTGATGTTTTCTTTTTCTTGATCCCTATGGGACGGCCCATCAATTTTGATTATAGCGAAGGTTCCTTTCATGGCGCGTACAAATGATGTTTCATACCTCTCCTCCAGTTGTTCTTTTGTGTCCATGTTTGTCGTTATTATCGTAACCTTTTTCTCTTCCATTCTCTCGCGGATAACTGCCTCTATTGTGCGCTCAGTCACTCCTGTTGAGTTCGGGTGTGATGCCTCTTTCCCCAGATCATCCAGAAGCAGAACATCCACATCTCTAGCTCTCTTGGCAATCGTAGTCTCAGGATCATACATCTCTTTTTCAAAACACGCCTGCTGATAATCATATGCACGGATAAACAATCCATTGTACCCATACCTGCGTGCCTCTTTCATGATAACAATAGCCGCCGCAGTCTTGCCCACATCATTTTCCCCGCACAAAACAAGACTGTGCCCCTCAATTACGGCCTCAACAATCTTGTTCAGATAGTTGCGAATGTAGACCTTGTGCTCACCGTCAGATATTTTTTTATAAGATGCCTTTTTATGCCTCCGGGGCACACGCATCCTTCGAATATCATTCCCACTGAGAGTTCTTCTCGGGATCTTCGGTATATATGTGGCCACTTTAGAAGAAGCCAAGCCCTGTTCTCCCTTTTCCACTGTACTCACCTTCTCTTAATACTTTTTTCCTTTTCCCTCCGGGGTTTTTCTTCCCACGCTGGAGTTCCGAAAACCATGAATTGGAGAAATAGCTTATTGTTTTCAAGTCCGGATACCCCTGTATATTATATCTCTCCTGTAAGTCCTCCCACTCTTCAACAACCTTTTCCAGACAATCCAGAACAACCCATGCTCCATACTTCTTTATTAAGTTGCTTACAATACCTCTTTCTTTTCCCTGCCACCTGCCTGCCGCCGCTATCTCTCCCCATTTATCTGTTATTTTAGCACAATATGCCCTCTCGATGTCAGAAACATTTGGATCGCGGTCCTTGCCCTTTGCCTTCTGCTTAGATTTTGCTTCCTTGTATTCTTTCTTCCTCTTATCCCTGATTGCCTTGTTTTTCTGGGCATTCGCCTTTGCCTGCTCTTCTTTTTGCGCAACTTCAGCCAACGCATTAATCATTGCATCAGCATCAGCAGTGTTCTCCACTATTTCCTCACCTTCATACCTCTGGACAATGTACCGGACAAATTTATGCATTTTCCTCTCTTTCATCGAATCCAGAACATCCGGTCTTATCTTTTCATAATGCTCACCGATACAATAAACTTTCTGTAAAGGTTCAATCCAGTAAGTCGCAGAATATCCCTCTCCCTGACTCTGATCCTTTGTTATAAAACCCAGCTTTTCCAAATTGGCCAGAGCCGCATGAACAGTTTTATTGCTTATATTTATTTCTCGACACATTCTTCTAACACTCGGATTGCAATAATTCTTAAATCGGGCATAGCTTTTCAGATACAGATATACACGTATATCCCTGTTGGATAACCTCTCATCCAGAATAACCAAAGTGGAAAGCTGGACAAACCCTATCCGGTCAAATTCAGAACGTTCATTAACAATAAATTCATTTTCCATGGCTACCCCTTTTTGATTTCTCTTTCTCCCCTTGGGAGAGCAATGACCATACATATACGTTCTGGCCAGATATTTCAAGTGGTGTAATTTTTACACACCCCCCTGTGGAATTTTTCCATACCCCCCTGTGTAAAAATTCCACACCCCCCTGTGTAATTTTTCCACCACCCCTATGTAGTTTTTACACACCCCCCCCTGTGTAATTTTTACACACGATCTATATAATATAAGAAAGATCCAGATCATAGATCCAGATTGCTGTCTGCTTCGCAGCCAGCTTCAACTCCAAGAACTTCTTTCTCTCTGGAAAAAAGAGTTTGGACGGAAGACTGAATCTCCTGTCCAAAAGAAAAAGAAAGAAAATTTCGGAAAATTCCATTTCGATTCATGGGTCCCTGCATTATTCTGGCCACTGGTTGTATCGCATGTCTCCTGAGGGTCCTCAAATGCCTTCTCAGATTAAGCCAGTTACGCTGTGAGAACTGATGGATTCCAGCATGATGATGGACAAGGTACGCCTCTTCCGGCCTTATACGGCGCATTCTGCGACCTTCCCGATGATAATAATGCTTATGCTCCTGAGAGCATATTCCCCAGAATCGGGCTAAATCCTCTACC